TCACATCACCGGGCACCCGTCATCGTTGAATGCGCGATTGATGAAGAACGATACCCGGCCCAGCACTTCTACCTCTTCCAGCGCTACCCCTTCTATCGCTTCGCCGTCGTCCGTGATGAGAGCTTGACCCATGAGCTTGGCGAACTGGGTCCTGCCTTCACATAAAATGAGCAGCACATCTCCTGGCGCGCTTTTGGCTGCAGGCTCAATGACAGCAAAGCCAACATCAGTTTCAAGCACCCTGCTTTCAGCACCCATGTTGCAGATTACCTCAGGCGATAGCTGGCGCTCGACGTAATCGTTCGCTGGTGACGCAAATCCCATTATTGCACTCTCCCCATGTTGCGTAAGATCCAATAGCGGTTATCGCTGCCGTCGGTGGTCTTATCGGCGAAGTCTTTTTGATAGCGCTCTATCCAGGAGTTCGCATCTTCGCGCGTGTAGTGCCAGTTGAACTCCCGCAGCTTTTCAATAAAGCTGTCTGTGCTCAGGTAGCGGTAACCTTTGGGGTTGAGCTGTATGGCCGCAACGAAGGCGGCATGAATGTCTGCTGTGCGTGGCATAATCACCTCACAAAATAACTGTATGCATATACAGTATTATTCATCAACGCAGTCGATCAAGTAAAGATATAATGCTATTATTGCAAATCCACCTAAATGCATGTTGTTACGATGATTTTAGTCACCTAATTATGGCCTGATAATGAACAATCATAAAATTCAATCAATTCACTACTTACGAGGCATTGCTGCGCTGTTGGTTGTGGGCTTTCACGCACGGCAAACCCTCAATGGCATGTTTGGTATAAAGGATTTAGGCAACTTCTTGCTACTCAACGGGCAGGCAGGAGTAGACCTTTTTTTCATTATAAGCGGTTTCATCATCTCTTACTCAACGCATGATAAGGAACGATCTTCTGCTGGTTCTTTTATTTTAAGAAGGTTTTTTCGCATTTACCCTGTATTTCTAGCATCATTATTACTATGCTATTTAGTCGTCAATCACGTAAAACCAATTGAAATTTCATCATTAATAAAATCAGCACTGCTTATTCATACTAACTATTCAATGCACGGACCATTCTTTGGTTATAACGTACTATATACAGCATGGACGCTCACTTATGAACTATATTTTTATATAATATTCGTAATTGCAATGTCTATTAATCATTACCATAGAGTATTGATTACCTCAACTCTTCTTTTGTTGCCGGGAATTCTCCTTCAAAATATTTACAACGATGAAATATCTCTTTTAGGAGATATGCATTTAAACGGAACTAGCATCCCAATGCTTAATTTTTTTGCATCACCAATGTTGATTGAGTTTATTTATGGAATGTTATTATATAAATTTGTGAGCAAAGTTAATTTATCAAAATATTCTGGGATAATATTATTCACTTGCCTTTCATTTGTTTTTATTTGCTATTTCAGCAATTTCAGAATTGGATCTGGGCCGTTGAATTACGGCATATGGGGGCTAGCAATAATTGTTGGTTTAATGGTCTTTGAACGTTCGCATGATATCTGCAAGAGCAGAATCCTCACGGTTCTTGGTGATATATCTTACTCACTTTATCTGACACACGTCATCGTGATTTATGTCATGATATATTACCCTAGTTACGTTCCTATGTATGAAAAAACTAGCGGAATATCTAGGTTTGCATACATGGTCTGTGCCTCAGTAACATTTTCTTGGTTAACGTATGAATATCTAGAAAAGCCGTTCATCTTGATAGGAAAGCGAATAATCAAAGCGGTCCGGCGTCCATTACCAGCCAGTCATTCTTTGTAGCGCAGTTCCGTCTGTAGACGACGTTGGGTCAGAGTCTCTTTTTATCTTGAGGCCTGTCCCGACATCACATAATCTTATCGCTCCTATCCGTAAAATTTCTTGGCTCCAGATTACTAGCATATTCGTGCTTTCGGTTTTCCTGGCTCGTCAAATAAGATTGATTGCCCACCTAATGCGTTTCCAATGGCAATATGCAGACAACAAAAAGCCCACCGAAGTGGGCCTAATGGCTTGCTGTGTAATGAAATTTAGTCATTCACTTCCTTGCGGAAAAGAATAAGTTTCGATGTTGCGAGATTCACAAACATCCCGGCAATGCTGCCTGCTGCAACTCCGATTATTGGATGCTCTAAAACAATTTCATAAGATGATATAAGCCAACTGTACAGGCCATAGTTAACCGCGCCACCGCAAAGCATGAGCAAAAGATAAGACACGAATTCTGAACCAGCCTTCATGTTTGATCTTTTACCTTTGAAGGTAATGCTCCTGTTGAAGAGCCATGTAAACAGAACTGCGGAAAAAAAAGAGAGGCCTCTCGCTATGTAAGGCCCCAAGCTTTCTATTAGCAGGTACAGAACTGCAGTATCCACAAGAAAACCAAGACCTCCGCTGATAGCGAAGAAAAACAACTCTCTTAAAACCTTCATCATTTTTCTTTGCCCATGAATGGAAGTGGTATTCCAAGATATACCAACCTCTTCATTTCGTGTCTTCCTCTGGTAACGTTATCCAGGATCAACCCGCAGACAAATGAAAGTGCAGCGGCGATCATAATTGAAGCAGCTAAAATTGCGGTTGGGAATCTGGGAACAAGGCCAGTTTCAAGGTACTCTGTGAGCAGAGGGAATCCGAGAATAACTGATGTCAAAGCCATAAGCAGTGCGCAGATACCGAAGAAGGCAAATGGTCGCTCAGTGATATAAAGCCGCGCAATCATCTTCAGTATGCGGAACCCATCGCGATATGTTGAAAGCTTACTGATAGAGCCTTCAGGACGCGCACCGTATTCAGTCATGACTTCACCATATGGCATTCGCAATTCAAGAGCATGCACGGTAAGCTCTGTTTCTATCTCAAAACCACGAGAGATAGCCGGGAAAGATTTCACATACCTGCGAGTAAATGCGCGGTAGCCTGACAACATGTCCGTAAAGTTACCGCCGAAAATTTTCACAACGCTGTTGGTGAGCATGTAGTTGCCCCACTGGTGACCGCGTCGATAGGCCTCTCCGGCAATCTCTTCTTTTGTTTTCCTACACCCGACAACCATATCGAGATGGTTATCAAGAAGCTTATCTACCAGCGATTTAACTGCCCTAGCTTCATAAGTTGCATCGCCATCAACCATTACGTAGATATCAGCCTCGACATCTGCGAACATACGTCTTACAACGTTACCTTTGCCGGGTAATTTTACCGAGATAACTTTTGCACCCGCCGCCTCTGCTACTTGTGCAGTTCGATCGCTTGAGTTGTTGTCGAAAACATAAATATCTATCTCTGGCAGCGCCTCTCTGAACCCATAAACAACAGACTCTATCGCTGATTCTTCGTTATAGCATGGAACAATTAATGCCACGTGCTGACCACGGTAATGCATACTAACCTCGGTTAATTATTTTAGTTTTTATAGACAGTAGAATGAATGGCACGCTAACGGACGTCGCCATGATAGACCAGTACGCGTACCTGAAATCTGATGCTACGCCTACAAACAGATAAGCAAGCAGGTAAAGGAAGCTGGATGTATTCAAGGCAATGATTAAGTTTTTCGCTTCTCCTTTGCTGGCAAACAGGCCATACAAGGAAAATGCCAATGAAACTATTAACCAGAATCCAGGCTTAAACAGTGGAGTGTCGTCAAGGAAATCAGTTATTCCTTGTAATGCAATAAAGGCTTCGGTTTTTTTGTATTCGAATCCTAATGAGTTACTTGCCGTCCTGTCCTCAAGAATCCCTCCTGGTTCCCACAGCAGGCTCTTAAAGTTTTCATAGCGATGCTGAAGGTATGCAGTTGGCTGATGGTAAATAGCTTCCAGCCATTTTCCCATCAAAGACCCATCATCCCATGATCCAGATGCAACAAGCCTTTTAAGAACGAAGCCACATGGCCCCCAAGCATAGCTGTTCCACGAACGCGAGTCGTAGCACTCATTCCTTATTTTGCTATCTTCTTCATCGCTCCACTCTTCTTTGAAGTGGTTGCTATCAGAGAAGTGTGATATCCCGCCAATATCAAAAACTATAAGCGACTGAAAAGCCTTTGATTTGGACGCATCGAGGATTTTGTAGTTGAAAACTGAGGTAAATAGTATTGCGCACAGCGGGAATAAAACGAGTGCAAACGCCAGCTTTTTCCATGCCCATGGTTTCTCATCTGCAACCAGCAGCCATGCCAGTGGGATGAGGCCGAATATGGCATTGAACCTAAACATGCTTCCAATTATCAGAAGGATGCCGGCAAAGATAATAATCTTTCTTTTCCCTGTTGCATTCCTGTTAGCGATGACTACCAGGCCAACTGCAAGCATCCATGTTACGGCATGGAAAACATCTTTTAGAATGTGGCTTAGCGTACCCAAGGCAAACGGCATGAACCCAACAACAATCACTGACAGGGAGAGGTATTTATGTTTTGCTGGAATTGATGCTGATAGCAGTAAAAGAGAGCCCCAGAACATTAAGCATTCCAGGAGGAGCATGCCGAAAGGGCCTGGTATTATCTTATCGGTAATAGCCCAGATGAAGCTCATTACTGGTGGATGCCAGTCAGTGAATATGAATCTTGAGCCTTGCTGATACTGGTCAATGGCGTCACTGCTTACTATGCCGGGATAAAACGCTAAGAGCGTCATTACCAGACCAAAAAGTGACAACAAAATCTGAGGCGATGACCTCTTTAAATCTATCCTTGTAATTGGCATTGAATCATCTATTTTTGGATTTTTCCTGAGTATTTAGGCGGGGATTTTCACATATGAGGGATAGGCAGGCAAGATCTTTGGGTAGGCAATATGGAATTACAAGGCCGCCGAAGCGGCCTGTTTTTGTTACAGGGCTGTTCCGTCAGAGACACTTGATGGGTCAGTTCCGCGCTTGATTCGAAGGCCAGTACCATCGTCCCATAACCTTACTGATCCAATACGTATGAAACCTCCGTTCCAGTTTCCTGGAATGCTCATACACTCGGTCCTTCCTGGCTCACCGAAAATTATTGACTGCCCCCCCAGCACGTTCTGTCCAGGGGTAACTCCAGACCATTTAAATCCAAAAACCTGCATTCTTGTGGTACCGTCAGTCTGGAAAGGGGTGTAAGTAGAGCCAACAGTAACAAAATACGGCTCAAGTATAGTTACCTGAGAATTGCCCACCGCACTTATTCCCACAGTGCCACTTAGGTTGATATTATAAGAGGCTTGAAGAGAAACGATTGTTACTTGCGAATCGGTCATTGCAAATAATCTACCATCTCCCCCAACGGCGGCTAACTGTTCGCATCCGTAGGCATTAAAAACAAGCCCATTACATCTGGTTAGGTTCGCACAATATCTAGATAATGGACCCTCGGTATAGCAACTCTGAAAGTTTGCATAATTAAGTTCAGTAAGTATATAACTAAATTTATAATTAAGAATACCAACACGTGTAAATGTCAGTGAAGTACCAGCCCCTCTGCCGTTCTCAATTGGAGTAAGATTGAAGCCAACAGTTCCCATCACCCCGCCAGGTGCTGAAAAGAATGTATCAGTGAAACTTCCAGTATATAGGTCCCGAGAATCAAGGCCAACCATGTTATTAGCAAATTGAATGCTGTCAAACTCAAATTGATTACCGAATGGACAATAAACACCATAATCGGCAGTTACACCAGACTTTGTTGAAAAAAAAGCGTTTTTAATAGAGAAATGTCTGGCGTAATCTTTTGTTTTATGAACAACAATCACCTGAGCTTTTTTACCTGCAAAAACAGACGTATACCCAATGCCAACTGGGGTGGTTGCAGATGGAGCTTCAGCCTCTGTTAAAACTCCACCTCCATAAATTACATCAACACCGATATCGCCGTTGAATTCCAAATGTCGGCCAGTGTTGAGAATCAAAGGTTTGCTAATGTAATACAGAGAACCGTAACCAGTTACTATACGGTTAGTGCCTTGCTCACCATTTTTCAGACATAGTTCGAAATAATCCCAACAATCAAATACGCCATCAGCCTTTGCACCAATGGACTCTACAGTTATTCTTCCGCTGGAAATATCAAGATACCAAACCGCCCCCGTAGCATCAGAGACCGCAAGCTTGTTAAGCTGAAGCGGTGTCTGGCTTGGAGTTGCCGTTTCGGCAGATCGCACCCAGATATCGCGCTTACCAAAAATATCGTAGTAGCCAGATGTGCGCACTACCTTAATTTGGGGTGCAAGGCCTGAAGCCATAAGTGCTGTAACAGTGTTTAAATCGGCAGCGGTAAAATAGTCCTGCGCCGTTGCGCCGGATGCAGAGCCAATAACCGCAGCACCGACTGAGCTTGCCAGCATGCTTCTGAGGGTTGAATCTCCAACACTGAGCCACGCACCTGTCCCGACACCTCCAGTCGAGTCAGGCGTAGAACCCGCCGGAACGACCTTAGGAAGCGCGCCATCCCAACGATAATATTCCCCGCTTGCGGTGTCCTTCAGGATTTGGTTTGGCAACGTTAACGTTGCACCGGCCTGGAATGTACCTACCGGAATCCATCCATATTGCGCAATGGCCTGCTGCGCCAGCCAGCGCAGGCCTTCAATGGTGTAATGCTCATGACCGAAGCGGTCAACATAAGTGTTTACCAGTGAGGTAACGAACTCGTCAATTTTCCCGGCGTTAAACTTCAAATCGCGTGGGGATTCGCTCGGAACCGAATTCTGAGTAGGTGTAGTAGCCATATAGATTCCATAAAAAACCCGGCGCGTTGGCCGGGTCTGGTTGGTCGGGACGGTTCTTATTGATAGATGGCGTCGCTGTATTCCGCGACCGTCAAAGATACTGTGTTATCTGTGTTCGGTTTGATGCTGTTGACCGTCCATAGCTGACTGTCCAGTTCCTCCACCGTCGCAATTAGGTAACGCGACGGGAGCTGTACAGTGTCTCCGTTCCAGATATTAAGCTGAATGTCGGGTATTGCCGCGGTGAATCCGTACTTCGTATCGGCGCGCGCAGCCGCCGGATAGCGCAGCGTAGGGTTACCCAGGCTGTCGGTCACCAGGACATGCATCGAGCCGGTAAACGCGATTGGCTCGCTAGTATCAAAGTTATTCCCGGCGCGGCCGGTGATGTATCCCTGTTGCTGGTTGCTGTCGTAGATATCCGCTATCTGCACGACGCTACCGACCTGCATGATTCCATCCTCAAACACTTTTGCATTCATCTTCACCCGGGAGTAGATAAGGCGCTTCGTTTCGCGCAGAGCGCGTTCCCGCGCCTGGTACTCGTTGCGAAAGCCGACTATCTCCATCTTGTTCGGGTTCTCCGCTTCCTGTTCGACGATGGCACCATTCAGTACGCGGTAGTTGATGTACGTCTTATTGTTCGTTGTCGGGTGAACATAGGACACCTGCACGCCGTCATAACCGCCTGGCAGCGTGGCTTCGTACGTCATTTTGTACTCGTCCGTCTTCATGTTGGCCCGGTTGAATACGGCCGCTGGGTAGTCAACCTTCTGGTCACGGGTAAATGTCAGCACGCCGTCATCCCAGTACGCAATAACGCTGGCTGCGTTGCAGATCGCCTGAACCCGATCGCCCAGCGAGTCGTTTTCGTCGTCAAACGTGTAGTCAAAGTAGCCCAGGCGGTCGTCAGGCAGGCTTTCAGCGATTGAGTACAGTCCGTAAAGGTCAATGCTGCTGACCGGTTGCTCGCCCATAATCAGCCAGGTATGCGTCACTGCATCAGCGAAAGAGCGCGACGGCCGCAGCGTATAATCAACGGCCTGCGTCGTCAGGTTGTAACTGATGGTCTGGCGGGTCACCAGAGCGTTATATTTGCGGTCACGGCTGCCCAGGGCGTTCTCCGTCGCCCTGACCTTCACGCGCACCAGCGTATCGGTTGGATGTACGACATTGGTTCGAATGTTAACCGAGTGGATCTCCTCAACCTTCAGGATGGAGGCGTCACTCGAGTTATCGGTGCGCTGGAAGTTAATGGCGTACTTGCCGAAACCGCCGGTCGGCGTCAGCTTATCGGTGCGATAAAACACTTCGCTGGATGATTTGTGCGGTGTCCCCTGGTGATACGTGAACGTCTGCTGAGTACCCGGCACCTGGTTGTAGTCTTCGTCAATCTTCCAGATCGTGACCTTCCAGTCAGCGGACTTTTTGCCGCCCAGCTGCACCTGAGTGTGCAGCCACAACTGAGAGGACTCTACCGGCGAGAAGAACGGTCCAACGACAAGCGCTTTGTTATCGTTTAGGAGGAACTTCGTCGTATTAATTGTTGCCGTTGCCGGAACGTCAGGAGGGCCAATCAGATCCGTCATGGTGAATGTGTACCACCGGACTGGGTTAACCACCGCGCCGTCGTTAGTTTCGACAGCCGAAATCAGCGTGCCGGAGAAATCGACATCCTGCGTCACGTTGCCGGTTGGTGTGCTGTAGGTGACGTTAATCGTAAAGGTAACGGCGTGCGGCAGGACCAGGCCCATAAAATAATCAAAATCAGCCTGCTTGATGATTTTTACCGCAATCTGCCCGCCGGAATATGTGCCGCTCACAACTTTGGTGGCCGTGGCGGTCTCGATCGGAAAGTTGTCCGATTCGTTTTGCCCGGGTACTTCCTGGCCGTCCACGTCGTTGAACCCGTAGCCTTCGTTGATTGTGGGTATCACCTCGCCCGGCTGGTAAAACTGGAACCCTGCCCCGGCCATGCTTCCGAGGCTGGACTCTGAATAACGCACAGACTCGTAATCATATTTGCCGATCCCGATGCACATCCACTCAGTAACGTACTTCAGGCCGCCATCCGTATCGCTCTGGCGTACGTATTCGAACAGTGATTCCTGAATCAGGTCCGGGAACGAACGGATTTGCCCGTAGATGTCCGGTTTTGCTTTGTAGACGCGCGCGGTGTTCGTCTGGCCGGTCAGACTATTGTTTGGCGAGTCAATCGTGTTGCCGCCGGTATTGGCGATCGCCGGCTTGGGAGCAAGGAACGAGAAGACCGCGCCGACAACTTTGAAAATCGGGCTGAGAATGTCGCCAATGATACCCTTCGGCTGGTCGAATATCTGGACGGTGTCCAGTTCGCATAGCTTAAACGCCAGTTCATCATCGTCGCCCAACTTTACGCCGTTGCGGACGATCAGCAGATCGCGGTGAAAGGTAGCGTCATTGGCGGCAAGCCAGTCATAAAAAAGGGTGCCGTTTGGCACCCTGTAGCGTTCTTTTGGCGTTCCCGGGAAACGCTGAAGTTCAATCAACGCCATACGAAAAATACTCCACCTTTGTAAATGCCCGCTGAATGACCAGCAACGAGTCCATGCGTACGCTTCCGTTCTCGCCGCGCGAGTGCAGGGCCTGCCGGTTAAGCACCAGGCCAACATGAGCCGGTTGCGCGCCGCAGTACCCGACGAATATCCCGCCCTCGACAGGCTTATCGACCGGTCGCCAGAAAACGACATCTCCTTGATAGCAGGTGAAGAAGTCCTCACCGGCTTCGTAGTCCGGTGTCTGGTGCAACTCAATGCCTAGGGCGTGACGGTAATACAGGACCACTAAGCCCCAGCAGTCGACCCTGTCGAACGAGCAGGCCCGGTTAGCCCACGGCACGCCAATGACCCGCCGGATAAAATCAGAGGTACTGCAGACCGGTGTATTCCGTAGGGTCATAAAGCCGTCCGATGTTGTTGTTCAGGGGGTTGGTCACAGACAGGGTTACCGACGCGGAGTCGGCGTCGATGTCGACCGTTTTGACGCACAGTTGCCACGACTTGATCGGCACTGAGACATCACCGCTATCGAATATCTGCCGGGTGGCCGTAATAGCCGTCAGTCTGGCCGCCCCCTTCCACTTCTTCATTAGCGCTTTGATGTCCGACGAAAGCCGCCCTAACTTCACCGTCGCGTCGATCACCGGCGTACCGCTCTGCTGGCTCTCTTCGATTTCAAAGCGCGCTGGCGTGTACATCTGGCCGCCGAGCGTCTTCGGGAAGAACTGTTTATCGACCAGGCGGACATAGCCAAAGGATGGATGGTAGAACGTGATGGTGTCGTACAGCCCGCGCGTCGGGCGCTGCTGCTTATATTGACGAAAAGATGGCATCAGGGCACCCTCGGTAGACTTTCCGGATCGCGTCCATCCGGATAACCCGTAACCACGATATCCAGCCACGAATCCCACGGAGGCGGCAGCTCAACAATGATGTCGTCAAACTCGTCGTCGGCGTTATACAGATGGTTGGCGATAACAGTCCCCGTCCATGTGACCACCCCGCCATCGATACTGGTTTGCACCGGCATCTGCGTGAAGTGAAGCTCCTGCAATTGCAGGCCACTGCCGCCCAGATTGATATTCATCCGGAACCAGTTTAGGCCCCGGTTGAGATAATTCGGACTGCGTAACCATTGCTGAAAAGCACGCTCCTGCGCCAGCGTGAAGATCCACGTCAGCGACCAGGTCACTTTCAGGTCGTCAGTTTGATTCTCGAAGATGGCCGGGCCGACCGCTGGCTGATCTGTCTGGAACCCAGTATCGGGTGTCATGTTTTTGCTGGCCTTCTGCGCCAGCGGCAGCCAGTCGGGATAGTTGATAATTGGCATCAGCCCTGCCCCCTTGGCGTGCGTTTAACGTTCATGTTGCTGGTTATGGCGTTACTGATTGGGCCGCCGTTATTCAGGTCTGCAACGACGACATCAACGGTAAGCCCGCCGTTTGCATCTGTACCGGCCTGAGCATCGACAGAGGATGATGTGTAGTTCTGGATGTTGATTACCACCCCGCCGCCACCTCCTGCAGTCATATCCTTGTTACTGATCACCTTGCCGTTGTCGCCCGGTATCATGTACTGCTTACCGGTACTGGCCTGGTAAATTTCAGGCATACCGCCTTCGCCAACCTGGTACATCCCGCCAGCCGAGACAGGGCCGCCATTCTTACGCTTACCAGCTACTCCCATAGCCAGCGCACCGAGAACAGCGCCAATTCCTATGGCAGCAGCGCCGCCAAGGGTACTGATAGACGCCAGCATTGCCGCAGGCGTCCAAGCCGCGGTTTGTGTCGCCGCTGCCGCAGTACTTGCAGCCGTAGTGGTTGCAATGCCTGCGGTTTGAGCGGCTGTTGAAACTGCCACTGCTGATGTCGTTGCGGTCTGGCCCATGATCGCCGACTTAACCCACTCGAGGCCCATCTGCACGAAAGAGTTAACCACGCTGTTCAGGACGGTCATGCCAATGCTTCTCATCGCATCGCTGGCTGACATGCTGCCGGTGACAATTCCGGTTAACGCGTTACTGGCGACCGATCCGAGTGAGTCGAAAGCTGCCGCCGCTGCCTGCGTGGCCGCGTTCTGTTGCGCCCACTCCTCCCACATCGCTGCGTTGCGCTGATCCCGGTATTGCTGTTCGATAGCAGCGCGTGCCGCCTCCGCCTCGCCTATCTTCTGCGGATAAAGTTGGGCGTACTGCTGGATGTCAGCGATATCTTTCTGATACTGGTTATCCAGACCTGCGGTTTTGCTGGTCTTTCCCTGAATCGATGTGAATTTGTTGGCAGCGTCAGTACGTTCTTTTTCTGCCTTGGCCTGGGCACGTAATGCGTTGGCGTTATCCCAGGCCTTCCCGGCCAGTTGCCCGGCCAGCAGTATCTGATCTTCTGTAGCGCTATTCCCGAGAGACTGCTGGGCATTGAGCACGGCCTGTGCGCGCGACAATTCGCCTAGGCTTCCAGCAGACAGCTCTGCCTTTTGCCGCAACTCGTCCAGCTTTTCATTAACCGCCTCCTGAGCCTTGGCGTATTTTTCAGCGTCTTTTTCGGCTTGCGTCTTTTTCTGCTTGCCTGTTCCCGCCACCGCCTTTATCTCGATGGGCTTGGTATTAGCCGCGGTCTGCGATGCTTTGGAAACAGCAGCCAGATCGCCAACCAGCATGGCGGCTTTATTGCTCAGCCCGGCCAGAGCTTTGTTTTGCGCCTCCCAGCCATCAAGCCCAAGCCAGGACCAGGTACGCGCGCGGCGTGTGAACATTTCTGCCGTGCTATTTAGATCTGATATTTGCGCATCTGCTGAAGCAGCCTTGCCCACCAGCCTGTCGAGCGCAGCCGTCATTGAGTCAATAACCGCCACCAGGCCGTTACTCGCACCTGTCGCCTGGTTGACGGAGTCGATCATGGACAGGAATGAGTTAGTAAGTGCAGTGTTTGCCTGAGCCAGTGTACGAGGAAGCTTCTCAAACTCAGCATTCACCGAGCCAGTTTGTTTCTGAATAGCATTCAGCGCATCTTCCGCCGTGAGCTTTCCGTCCAACATGAGCTGGCGCAACTCGCCGATACTAACGCCCATTCCGGAGGCAATCTGGCGAGCCAGTTCCGGCATTTGCTCCAGGATCGAGTTGAATTCCTCAGCCCGCACAACTCCAGACGAAATCGACTGGCCGAACTGTCGCAGCGCATTCGCCATTTCCTCAGCAGAAGACCCACCGATTCGCCCGATTTTCTGTAGTGTTTCGGTGAGCTGAATGATCTGGCCGTTCGTCGCACCGGTATCGCGTAATGCGGTGCTTAGTGTCTCCCAAAGCTTTTCAGTGTCCTGCAGCGAGCCGCCCGTTGCCGAACTGATTCGCATCAGGCTTTGCATGGTCTGCGAGGCTGCAGCTGCACTTCCCGTCAGGCGTTCAATGCGCGCGTTGAGTTGACTCATGTTGTCCGCAGCAACGAGGAAAGCCTTTCCCCAGTCAACAACGAGTGACGCCGCAATAGCACCAGCCACGCGGTTGATGTTGGTCTGCAGCTCGTCCATCTTTTTGGCTGCGTTGGTTGCAGAGTTGCCGATGGAGTCGAGTGACTTATTGGCCTTTCCCTGCGCCTTTAGCAAGCCTGATACATTGGCCTCGATGTCGTAATAAATCTCTCCTGCTTTCTCAGACATCAGTTTTCTCCGGGCATAAAAAAACCCGCCGAAGCGGGTTACGTTTTTGACTTGTGCCTATGAATCTCATCTTTGAAGAAATCTACAGTCCCTTTATTTGGGTCTATCTTTTTTCTACACGTGGTAAAGTCTTTAGAAAGTTGGCTGCCATCGCCTTGTTCACTTAATTGTTTTTCAGTTAAATCGATAACAGCTTGCGATGCATCTGAAAGGCAGTTTACTTGTTGCTTGGCAAATTTGGTTAAAGTCCATTGGACGCCATAAATGCTGGTAGGCACGCCAAAAATGATACCTAAAGCCCAAATGATAGCTTTTTGCTTGGGAGTCAACATTTTATAATCCTGAGGAGAAAGTTAGGATTATTCTAAACTTCCCTACGAAATTTAATAACTCCTACATTTCGCAGTTCAAGTTTTTAAACTGTTCTTTTCACGCTCAATCATTTCCTGCCAGCGCCGATCATCATCGTCCATAACAGCGTCGTACTCTTCCCTGGTGAAACCTTTCTGGTCAGGGTATTTAGCGTTTAGCATCATCGCGAATTCAGTCATGGTGAGGTTTTCAGCCTCTTCCCTGCTAATCCCGAAATGGTTACGCGCCGCCATGATGTATTCAGTCGCATGAAACTCCGGGGTCGTTTCCTTGCCTTCATGCTTCTGCAACTTACGAACCTTCGCCCGGCCAATAACGCCGTGCATGATCAGCGACTGAGCTATAAGAATAAGGTTTTCGGGAGGTAGTGCGCCGCGGTGCCACACGAATGTGCGCTTTCCAGTGCGGGACAGTTCATGCCAGCCCGTCAGATCAGAGACGTCCTCGTCGCAACAAGACTGAATGACGTTGATTGCAGAGAGTAGCGCCTCACGCACGAACGCAGCAGAGCCTGCCGCATCAAGCGCCCAGCGCGGCAGGGAAACGTCACCGAAATAGTGTGCGTAGAATTTACGCTGATGCTCCGATAAAGCGCTGTGAATTTCTCGCGCCGCCTGAAGCATCTTCGCCACATCGTCGTTAAAAAGCGCATAGAACGTTCGTACGACATGATCTGGCTCGCCAATCCGTGCCATGTTCCTGAATGAAGGCCGGAAGAAATATTCTCGCTCGCCAGCACCAATCACGCACTCGCCAATTTCTTTCAAAGGTGTCATATCGTTCTCCATAACCAGTATCAAGGGCAGCACGCCGCCCTTTGTAGTGATTACGGTGCGGCAGTCACGGTAACAGCACAGGTATCGGTGAAGTCACCATCTGCGGTTGTAGCCGTAATCGTCGCGGTGCCGGCGGCGACGGCCGTTACCAGGCCGGTTGAGCTGACAGTGGCGATAGATGCCGCTGAAGTCGTCCAGGTGATCGCCTTGTTAGTCGCATCGACGGGCTGAACTGCGCCGCTCAGTTGCTGGGTTGCGCCAACGACCAGAGATGCAGTTGCTGGGGTAATTTCAACGCCAGTTGCCGCGATAGAGTCAGCGACCTCAAACACAACAGTGTCAGCGTCGTAGACCTTCCACTCGCCTGAGAAAGTGGAGATATCGTTGGTACCAAAGTCACCAGACCATGAGGTGGTGTTCATGTAGCCCTGGATATAAGTGCCAGCGTTCTCACCAGCGAAGTCGAAACGCACCCACAGGTTAGGCTGACGGCCTGCCTGTACTTCGTCAAAGATGTACTTCGACAGACGCCACGCGCCGATCTCGTTGTCTTTATCCGATTTGCGAAACTCACCTTCACCGGAGATCGTCAGATCCATATTGTTGACCAGGTTCTCCACCAGCCCTTTAGCATCATCCGCCTCGGAGTTGATGGTGTTCATCGAATAGTCGATGCCCTTAGTCGTCATAGCGCCGAGGCGCTTCCATTCGGAAAGCGCTGGCACTGCGTCGGGGCAGCCAAAGGCCATGCGTAGCACAGCTACTTTCCCGATCAGCTTGCCAAAATCATTAGCACAGCCTTGCATGTGTACCTCTCAAATAAAAAAGGCCGCCGGATGGCAGCCTGATGGGTTGGTGATGGGGGTTATTCGCCGTAAACGCACATGAACTGGAGTCGAAAGACCAGACGGCCCTCTTCGGTCAGGATAGGTGCAGGCACATTGCCGAGGTTTTGGATAAGGCCAAGGCATTCGTCGGTAATGTCGTTCTGTTCGACATAATTGATGATTTCCTGAGCCTTCTCAGCAGCGGCGCGCCGCTTATCTTTGGCGGAAATGACATCAACCAGCACGTAATGGTCAGATCCGAGGTCATTACGGATGTCGGTACCGCCGTTAGGTCTGAATACTATGAATGCGTCGGTTAACTTCTTTGTGTCATCCCACGCCAGCAATTGAACAATGAAGCCAGTGGTAAGCCCGGCATCAACGAAGTAGTTACGCACGCGCTCGTACATGGCTGGTGTCATACTGAAAGCTCCTTGCCCATTACGGCATCAATCTGACTGCGGGTGTCTTCAAAACCTTTGGTGAGGAACTCTTTCTGCGCTGTGGCGCGGCGGAAGGTTTGCGGCACGTTCGGATCGTGTACGAAAACAGCGTAGTTCGCCGTGTAACCCACTCGCCCTGTCAGTCGAACGCCGTTGTTTATCAACTCCCGATACTGGCTATTCAACAGCGTTGAGGTGTCGATCGGCGTATAAAGCGCGGCCTGGGAGCTGCCGATTATCATTGCTGACTGTAGCGCTCTGACGACTTTTCGCCCTTTCACATTATTGATGATGCGATTGAGCCCGGCTTTCGACTGCTTAACGCCGCGCACTTTGATTCCCATGGCTACACTCCCGTCAGGATGGCGTAATCATCCGCCAGGCGCTCGAATGTGTCGGCATAGCGGATAACCTGCCGCACCTCGTCGGCACCGGCCACAACCGGGTCAGCCTCGGTCGATGCGCCAATCAGCAGGTAATCACCAGCGGCCGCCAGCGCGAACTCCGTCCAGACTGTGTTCTTCACGACGATTTCAGCGCCGAGGCTGGCTAACTTCTTGCTGAGTCCGCCCTCGTAATCACAGAGGATTTGCTCAGGCTCGGAATAGCCCAGCGGATCGCCGTATTCGTCATTGCCTTCCAGCTTGCGCCAGATGGTCGCCGTGGCTGTGTAAGACCAGTTTGCAACGCTGCTCATAGCGTGAAGACCTCGACCTTCTCAACGATTTTGAAATCAGCGAGAGGCTGTATCAGCCCTGGCTGACTGGCGAGGCGCTTAGCATCAGCCTGCTCCAGAAAGTCAGCTTTGGCTTTCTCGTAAGTTTCAGCATGGCGACCAATAAACTTAACGCCGGAGTCGTTTAGCCAGATGAACAGCGACCAGTTGTCTTCGCATTTAAACGCATGCACTTCATATCGTTCAGCCATCTTTCCACCTCAGCACCTTCGCGCCAGTCGCCCGGATGCGCGCGCAGTTGATATGCCACTCTCCGTCCGATTTCACGTAGCCGGTAGTCTCCCGCCCGGTGTCGGTCATCACCCAGACGCGGACGAATGAACGAGGCAGCCCGTGCTTAACTGATTTGTACGTCATCAGCAGCCCCCGACCACCATGAACAGGCCCACGCTGTTACCGGCGCTGATCGGCAACTCGCCGGTGCAGCCACTGGTATCTAGCCGGGCCAGCGAGTCACGCAACCAGGTGATGCTGTCAGCATCGTAATCGAACGAGCGTGACGCGCCAGACGGCGCACCCTGCGATTTGATGCGGCGAGCCCCGGACGACGTAGCCATGAGCGCTGCGGCGTACATCAGGATCAGCTTCGCTGTGCAGTCGTCATACCCCGCGCCATCGAGGCACGGGATAATCTTGTTCACCACGCAGAGAATCGGATCCAGCAGCGCTCCCGGGATGGAGTAACCCAATTCACCGAGGAACGCCTGCACGTCTGCCGCTGTGATTGGGTCAGCCATGGTTATTTCGCCTTTTTGATTGCTTCTGCCAGTGCGGTTTCGGCCTCATCAGCGCGTTTTTTTTCTGCTGCCAGCGCATCGGCGTGAGCCTTGTCTTTTGCTTCACCATCGGCGATTAGCTTTTGGTTCTGCTCCAGCGCGTCGGCGAGTTGCTTTTGCAGGCCAGACGGGTCGGCCGTCTGCGCGGACGGAGTTGCCACTTCGAAGGAAAGCTTCTCGCCTTTCTTCTTGTCGGTTTCCTTCGCCTTGCCAGCGCTGATCCAGCGCTCAGCCGTTGCGTCGTCAACATCCACCACCGAACCAACCTCCAGTTTGCGGAGATTGGCACCGGCGTGCAGGTTACTTGCCACGATTTCTACCAGTGCCATGATTTATCCTTAGCTTGATGCGTGAATGACAGAGTATTTGTTGTTGATGTCCTGCTTAACCATCAGCCCCATAGCACCCCAGGTACGCCAAATGTAGTCGCTATTGTACTCAGGGCGAGGAGATGCAACGGTACCGATAGCCTGGCCGACGATCGGCGCGATAACGCCAGCGCCCAGTGGCACGATGACGATTTCGTTACCTGACAGCTGGCTGTCTTCTTTAATCGCCGCTACACCGGTCAGCTTCAGGATTTCATCCATGATCGTGCCGGACTGGAAGTTGTCGGAGAAATAGCGCTCCAGGTTGGAGATGATTTCGCCGGATACGTACCAGGTTTGCTCTGCATACTGGTTGTTTACGCGACGCATCTGATCACGCAGCGCGATTGCCCCGGCGCGGATAGCCTGAGACGTTGCGGTACCAGAGGTGAAGTCGATGTTAAGGCCGGAAGCGCCAAGGTCGATCTGCGCTACACGCTCATCGTCACGCAGCCCTTTCCAGGTCAGGCCGTCGAATACTGCGAAGTTGCCAGCCTTATCGCGGAAGCCGTTGAAAATGTAGTCAACGTAACGACGCTGAACGTCTTCAACGGAGCCACGCTGAGCATCCGACTGCGACTGCAATGCCTGTGGACTGTTGAAGATTGGATCACGCCATTCGAACTTAAAGCCCGAGTCGTGGATAGGCACCATAGTTCCATCGAAGGAATAGCTGCGGGCATCGAGTGCCGCGCCGACCTGTCCGGACATGGATGTATGAGCCCAGCCGCGACCGCCGGTACGTGCGTAATCGTAACGGGATTGTTCGATGCGAACTGAGCGGGAAAGCGGCATCAGATCGTTCAGCAGGGTGAACTCAGTATTCGGCTCAAACTGCTGAAGTACCGTTGTGTCGAAAGCGCGGTACAGGCGGCGGATATCGTCAACAGCGTTCACCGCGTCGAGATAAGGTGCGTTTTCGGCATCGCCACGGAATTGAGTACGCGCCAGAAAATCAGCCGCAGCCTGAGCGCTGGCGTTTCGCTCAACTTCGAGAGCGCGCCATTGCGCCTGGTTCACCGCGAGATTACCGGTCTTTTCACCGATAGACTTGGAGAATACGAACATATCTGCTCCTTATTTGATTACGACACGAAGCAGATCGCCTGCTGCCGTTGTATATGATTTGTCTTCCTCGACGTAGCAGCGCACTGACTCGTCGGCGGCAGCCAATTTGACTCGGCCGTTTGCAATAGAGAGCGCCTGCCCCTTGGTGTAGGTGCCAGCTGCAGCACGAACGTTTAAGAACATGCCAGGCAGAGGGTGAATCCCTACGACAAGTTCTCCAGCAGGGATAGTGTCGTCCACAGACAGACAGCGCAGATAGTCTTTGTTAGCCACGTAGAAAATTGCAGCTTCCTTGCCATCAACAGAGGCCGTGAATTTGTCCGTTGCGCTGAAGAAGCCAATGGTACCCGGTGGAGTAGATGCCGCGGCTGCACCTTCACGGTTAAGCAGCGGATTAGGGAACACGCCACCGGCGTGGATGATATGCTTTCCGTCTTTAGCCATTTTTTACTCCGGCATTTCGCTGACTGATTGGGTGTTGGTAGCCTGGTTGCGGAATGCGCCGTTCAGGCCGAAAGATGTCTGGCACTTGGCATACATGGCGTCGAGAGCCTTACCGTCCAGATCTGCGACTTCTTCATCGCTCATGTTCATCGCCAACTTTACAGCTGCGCGCTTTTCGCCCTTCTCTTTGTCGGCGTTCGCGTTCAGGCTGTTGACGACGACGTCCACGCGATCGGCGAGTGCTTTCGCCCACGCGGGCATCTCTTCGTTATTGTTGGCCTGTTCTTTTTTCTTGGGCTTACCGGTTTCCGGGTCGATTTCTTCATCGCCTTTTTTCTTGGCGGTGGCTTCTTCGGCCTTCATCTGGTTGTAAGCGTCCATCAGCTCGGCGTCGGACTTGCCTTCAGTCGGCTTACCAGCGGCTTGCAGCGCATTGATAATCAGTTCTTTCATCGGATCGTTCTCTCCGTTGGTTTTAATCTCGTACTCAGTGGGTTTGCGCACGACTTCTACAGGTTCGCCGACGAACACGGCCTTGCCGTCGTCATCGATGAGGTACTTCTGCTTCAGGTATTTGGTGTCATTGCGGTAGATGAAGCTGTCCGGCCACACCGTTTCAGGCCAAAGCCACTTATCTTCGGTGTCCCCCTCGCGCAATTTGTCGCTGATGGCGCGGGAGATGTCGTCGAAAGAAAAGTTGGAGGCATTGGTGAAGAAGAATTTGGTCTTGTTGAGCAGGCCGTCGCGAGTGCAGTCGATACCATCCGCCAGGCGGGCAACTTCGATCTGCTGCTCATCACCTTCGGCATTAACGAATATTCCCACGCCCTCCTCCGGCGTACCGGCACCGGGCTCATCAAGCAGCACCGCCACATGGTCAAACATCATGTTGGTGGCGATTTCGTTGTACTTCTTGCCCTTCGACTCGCCATTGGCAGCAATGCCGGAATACAGCAGGCCGGTGGAGATGTGGATCGGGTCGGCGTTGGTACCGGCCAGCATCTCGTCCAGGCGGTTAATCAGGCGCTTGCCCTTGTCGCTGGACTCGGCGTACTGGCGGTTGACGTACATGTCGCCCGTCACTTTGCCGTCATTGTGGCTGACGTTCTGCAGCCAGGCCCCGACGTGGTACTCATTCACTGCCCGGACATCGCGCGCCGAAACATGCTTGCCGTCCACTTTCGGGTGGCCCAGCGGCATCGGGTTACGCTCGAGCGTGTTGTAGGCCTTTTCGATTTCGGCTGCCGGGTACAACTTCCGATTCATCACGATATCGTCCACGACCGGCGTGATGCCGCGAACCACGATATGTGGCTTGCCGTCGATGGTTTCAGTGGTGATGTTTGAAGCGGAGTTGACGACGGTCAGCACGTTCACGCGGTTGCGTTTCATGCTGGGTCCTCATTGGTGGATTTCAGGCAATAAAAAACCCGCCTGAGCGGGTCTTAAGGATTTCGTGCTTAACGAAATTTCAATTCTTTTTTTGCATCGTGAGCAATTTCGTTAATGACTTGTTGAAGCAACTTAATTCTCTCATCATAAATTTCTTCCTGAGGAATTCCTTCTTTGAACATTTCTCTTAATTTGGTGCTGGATTGCTCAAAAAAATGTTTTACCAAATCGTTAGTTTTAGCGCTAAGAGAAATGGGAGCCAGAGCCAACTGACGCTGTATGGCAATACGCAGACTTTCGCCCTTATCCCATGGGATATCTTCATCAAACATTGTAACTTTGCCTTGTCGCTCTCGACGATAATGACGCCTTACATCTTCGAAAAAAACTTGCAACTCAAAGAGATTTCCAACCAATTCGTTGTAGGATTGACTTTTCTTCTCCCACCATTTTTCATGATAAAAGCGTCTTAATGCAACATTCGCTGTCACTATTGCGGCAATGACACCAGTGATTATCCCAACTCCAGCTTTTGAGAGAAAATCCATAACATCAAATGAAACGGCGGGCATGCGGTCGCTCCGGTTGTAATGATTTCTTTGTAGATTATCATTTTTTCCATGACTTTCCCTCCTGGGATAGCTTATCAGCCAGCCCCTCGTTAAAGATGCTGCCGTCGTCGTTGAGCAGAACCGGAATCTGGCTGCAATAGCAGTTGTACCGATTGCCATTTTCAGAGTAGAAGTCCCGCACCTCTTCGGTGGTGTAGACCTTGCCGTGACGGCTGGCGTGCCAGCTGCGAGTGGTTGGCTTGAGTGCTGACAGCCATAGCAGGCCGGTATTCAGCCCCAGCCTGTCGGCAGCCCAGTCCGTTTCTTTCCATTGTGCCTTCCGCAGCGCGCCAACCTGCTCAGTCTGAGCGACGGTCTTTGCCTTCGACATCGAAACATCGAGGCGCTTGCTGATGACGCTGGCCGTCTCACGAGGATTAACGCCGCGCGCTACCGCATCGGTGATGATGTTGGTCAGGTCGCCTCGGGCGGTGTCACTGATGACCTTCCAGTCGCTGAACGTTGTCAGCCTGGCTGACGCTATCTGGTTCAGATAACCCGGGCTGCTTAAAAGTTGCTGTAGCGTCGTCTGGCTGGAGTACACCTGCGACTGCACCGACAGGTTGGTGAAGGCGTTTAGCGTGCCGCGGTCATATTCCGCAATGACATAGTCCATCGCCCATAGGTTCTGGCTGCCTCCATCGAGAAGCTCATCATCCAGAATCGACTGCACAACCTGCAGCAGGTCGGCCAACTCGGCAGATGTCATGTCGTAGATGAACTTACCGACATTTACCTGATACAGTGAAGGCTCAGCGCCCTCGTTGTTGCACATCATCCAGGACCGCTTGGCGTTAACCTCACGCTGCTGCCCTGTCAGCCTTTGGTCAAATAGTGCCTTTAGCCTGCGTTTGATGTTCAGATACCGATCTTCGATATCATTGAACATCCGGCTGACCTGTCGCGATGACTGCGTGGGGTCAGCTTTATTGCGCGGTACGATTGGCGTCCCGATTCTGGTTTGCGCTGTCATCATCATCTGTCAGCGGATCCTTCTCGGTTTGCTTTACATCAGGGTTAGGTGGCTGAACGACCTTGCGAGGCTCCAGCTCGCCCACTGCGCGGATTTCGTTTTCATCCACCGCCGGTGTGCCATATGCCTGCTGGGTATCTTTCGCCACAACAGCCATCGCCTGCATGTTGGCAATCTTCTCTTTCTCGCTCGGTGCGAGTAGATCAGACCATGCCAGCGTGACCTCTCCGGATGAAGGCGGATCAATAACACCAACCGTCCAGAAGCGTTCAAGAACGCTCTCGACCACCATCGACTGGAATCCCCAGCGGCGACCGTTGCAGCGCTTCGCCCAGTCTGTCTTGTCCTCATCTGAGGCAAGCCGCCCCGTCTGCTGACCGAACAGAATGGTGAACGGGCATTGAATCGAAGATGCAAATTCGTTGGCGGCCACTGTCCATGTAGGAGATGGATCGGCTGCTGCTACGGAAAGCACCGACGGTGTGCCAGCCTGCATAACTAGGGCCGCATCCGTGCCACGGTTCATCTTGGCGACTTTGTCATTTAGCGCTTCGCCAAGGTCTTTATATCCCGCATCTGTGGCCGCCCTTGTCAGGTTCGCAATGTTGGTTTCTTTGTCGAACGCAATCCCGAGCTGGCGACTGGCATTCTTCAGGAACCCTTCGGCACTACCACCCGATACCTTTTCAAGGTCGAGCAGTTTGTTGTAGCCCGCGCGCAGGAATGGCACCCCAGAGAGCATGTTTTCGTCTTCAGAGCCTTCGCAGAGGATGATGATTCGATCGGGGTGTACGGTAACGCCGCGCACCGGGCCGTACGTGCCATCATCACCAACGGGCTGCTCGTTGAAATTGTACGAAACTGGCTGGCCGTACGTTTCTGAAAGCGTGTCGGTGTCGAAGTTTCCAGGCTTTATCTGCGATTCCCACGCGGGGATCAGCTTAACAATGGGTCCGTTACCGATATTCCGTAGGGATTTAACCTTCGCTCGGTCGACTGGCTCGTGCCACTCCCTGCCGTCACGGAACTGAATGAGCAATGCCGAGTACCGGCCAACCAGGTTACGTCGATCCGCATCCTTAATTTTCGGCCAGTGCTTCTTCAGTAGCTTAGTAGCTGACTTCTCCCAGTCCGTTGTCTCGGTTGACTCCTTACCGTCGTCGCCATCGATGATCGTCGGGTTATCAACCCAGCACGAATCAAGAAGCTTATGGACGGCGGCAAACGCCACCGCGTTGCGCTCATAGGCCCGGTAGTATCGGTCGAACTCGAGGCTGTTGGGGTAGCCGAACTCATCCCACAACTTCGTGCGTTTGGTGTTTCCCGGCTGGCCTGCGTACAGCATGCGCTGCCGCCCGATAGCATCAGCAAGGGCATTAACGAGGAATGAAACCTCGCTTTGTTGTTCACTCACTGATGAGCTCCTTAGAAGAATACTGCGCCGACCTGCTTATGGTTGTTCTTCGCTACTGCAAAGTAGCGGAAGCCGTCTGCACCGTGTGATGTGAAGTCATGAAGCGGTTTGTCTTTCCAGCACCCGCGCTTGTCGTCCCACTCCTTGCGGTAACCCTCGAGGTGAGATATACCCTCAGCACACTTCTCCTCATCGAATACACAGGACGGGAGAATTTCACGCACCGACTCAATGCCGGTATCGACACCAGTTTTCGGCACAACGTTGAATGTCATCGAGTACATCTGACCGTCTATTTCATAGCCTTCCTGAGCAAGCTCTTTGCGCGATTTAGCATCTGCGCCGAACTCACGGTTCTCAATGTCGTGCGGGCCCCAGTGCTCACCGTACTCATAGCCGCGGTCTTTCAGCACCTTCATGTAGTGCCTCAGCCCCTCGCCGGAGTTTTCGTAGTAGTCGATGATGTGGAACTCATTGCCTACCTCGCGAACGAACCAGATGGCCGTGGAGTCGCCCACGCCGATATCCCAGAACGTATGAACTGGCAGATGTGAGTTATCCGGGATTTGCCCGATCCGCTTGTTGGTATAGAGCCAGCGGAACTGTTTGGCGTAATACGCGCCCTCGACCGACTGCTGGAACGCCTCGGCCGGAATGGTCGGGTATTCGCGCTTCATATCATCGCCGAGCGTTTTCTCTTTGGCGTAGTACCAGGCTTTCTGGCGGTCGTTAACGACTACGCCGTGCTTCGCCTCCATCTCAGCGAAGTAATCAACCAGGCGTTGCGGTAGCGGCTCTACCGGGTCGATGGCGTACTGTGGATTCTTCCACCAGGAGAAGAAAAAGAACTTCCAGTCCAGGGCAGATAAGGGCTTGCCCTGCAGCAACGCTTTCTCTGCCGTCTGGCAGTAATCGAAGAAGTAACCCGCGCGACCCTCTGCAGTGCTCTCGATAGTAGCGAAGCATCCGGTCGATACCGCCTCAAACGCACCAGTGACGATCTCACGGGCTTTGTCAGGATACTTGGCGCATATCTTTCCGAACTCGGAAACGTGCAGATAGCGCAGCGTACCGCCACGAAATGACGTACTGACGTAGAGTGATCCGCCCTTCTTGAATACGAGCTCACCAGACGAATCATTGCTGGCCGGGTTGGCCGCCTTTATCTCTGCCGGCAGCTTGTCGTATGCGTACTTCACCTTTTCGCGGAACAAGCGCTTTGCGTCATTCAACGTGTGAGCAATCAGCGCGCACTTCGCCGACTCGAACAGAGCCGCGTCGAGCTGGATGATGCACACCTCTGTTGTGAAGCCGAGCTGACGAGCTTTAAGGATGATGTTGCGGGTGTGGATCCCCTCGAAGTATTCCCGCTGCTCAGGCGTCATCCTGAAGCGCGTAGGCTTTCCCTCTTTGTCGGTGATCCAGTAGAGATTGTTCAGCCGCCAGTCTTTGTCGGCCAGCAAATTGAGGTGCTCAGGTTTCATTACGCCCCCTGAGACAGAGAATCCATCAGGTCAGACAGTTGCTTAACAGAGTTGTCGCCTTCCGGCCCGTCGATATCGTATGCCTGCCGCTCAAGCCCGATCAGATTCTTCAGCGCGTCGCTCAGCGCCTTCACTGACTTAACCCGCTCCGGCATGCTGATGACCTTGCGGTAAATCTCATTGAGTTTGTCCTGACCTTTGTCGTCAGGGTCGAACATCAACTCTCCGAGCTTCTCCAGCGCGGCCAAGTCTGCGCACTCTGCCCCCAACTCATCAAACAGGGCGTTAGTTATCTGCCGGGCGCGCTTAATGTCGCCGCGATGCTCCATGCGGACGTTGGCAATTACCTCAGCTGTCGCCTCGATGAGTACGCGTTCGTTAAAAGTGACTTCACTGCGTACCTGTTTGCGTACCTCAGCTTTGCGTACCAGATCGTCAGCGCGTTCTTTCACCTTCGCATTCAGGTCACGCGACCAGTCGTCACGCTTGGCACGCTTACGGATAGCGCCTTCACTGATACCGTGTTGTGATGCTATTTCTCGGAGGGACATCACTCCGGCCCGGTACGCCGTCTCGATGGCCTCCCAGTCCGGTTTGCTCATTCGTTACTCCGTTGTTTTTTCTTCTGGCTGTTCGGTCTGCTCTGCCGGCACTGGCGTAAACTGCACGCGCTTCACATCGTCAGGAGCAAAGTACAGCCACTCGCCGGTCTCGGTCGCCAGCGGCACAAAGCCGTTAACCAGCTCAGGCTGACGTCGTGACATCTTGCCCGTGAAGGTTTCGCCTGTCTGGGTGGTCAGGGTGATTTGGAAGATATCGGACATAGATAGCCTCTTTATCCGCTTGAAGGGATATCAGGTTGATTATCCCTTGTAGGGGATATCAATTATCAACCCACCAATAGTCAAAATGTGCTTTAGACGCTGTCATTGAAGAGGGCGTAAATAAGCCTAATTATCAATTGGAGAAAAAAGTTAAAGAAACTCCCTAAAGATGCCGTTTATGATGCTTAGACACACTACGACAAAAGGTGAAGCATGAGTATTGATTCGATGATGGCAGCCCAAGAATGCCGAGGATATTTAGGTATCGCAACCCAACATGTAGCAGAGGTTACCGGGTATGTGAAGGGAACCGAGCATACGATTACTGTGACAATTGATCATAACAAAGTTGAATTTGCATTCGATGAACCGATTGGCCAGTTTCAATACTTCAATACAGAATGGCAAATCATGGAGTGGGATGAAGAAGAAAAGATACTGACTATAAGCAATAAAAATCCTAAATATTCTTTCAACGTTTTTTTCCCTGAGCAATAAGTATTATTGATGTACGAGCCTTCCAGAGGCTCGTTATCTTGCAGGGTATCTGCTCTACTTCAAATTATGCGCCATGTATCTTTCTTCGTCTGAGGATCCAGCTAATCTCCAGCCTGAGCGGTACCATCAATGTGCCCTCACAAGTCACAATCTTCTAAGCGGACCAAAGCCCTTAACCAGCTACGGAAACAAAAAACCGCCCGTAGGCGGTTTGTCTTATAGATCTATTGGAGTTAGCTGTTTGGGTATCACGGTAGAACAGCCTCAGGCGGTTAGCGGGCCTCCATTTAGCCGGGCCATCTCAATGCTAGCACTCAAAGGTGGTTGCAAGGCGCCGCAAGATTTACTCCGTGTCTTATTCAGCCTCTACCACTGACATATAGGCAAGTATCAGCAAGCGGTCATGCGACTAACAATTATTCCGCCGTGCTCGTTTTAGAGCACCAGCCCCAGGCTGAAATTCAAAAATTTGGCTAACATAAATCCCTCCCTTTTGAACGTCAAGACGGCACCATAATTATCTAAACACCGATGATGAACAATGAGATGAATCAAGAAATTATTTAGTACATTGCTCTCTAATGTACTCCTGCAGATAGCCCACCTGCTTCGTCACTTTGACGATTCTTTCTCTGAGGGTGAAATAATCCCGTTCAGCGGAGTCAGTAAGTCTGGGGTTGGAAGCATCGCCCAGGCCGCCGGTGCTGGTCGCTCCGTTCGTGGAACATCTTGCGTTGAGCTGCAGCCGACGCTTGCCAGAAGCAACATCGTGCTCAAGCTGATCGATAGTGGCTTTAGCATCTGCCAGTTCTCCAGTGTATTTGGCATCCAGCGCAGCGACATCACGCTGGCGCACCTGCATGTCTTTGATGGTAGCGTTCGCCAGGCTGAGCATCTCAGTGGCTTTATCGCGCTGGTCTTTGTAGGTGATGGCGTTGTCGCGGTAGTGGTTTATCGCCCAGGCCATGGAAACCAGCAGGCAGATAACCACAGCACAGATGATGGCTGTTAATCGGCTCATCGCTCATCCCTTACGGATTGCTGAACTTTGCCAACCAGTTGCGTATGTGAACCTACTTCTGAAATGCCGATACCGCTTATGCCGATGTATTCCTTCCCGGTTTGCTGATCCTGAATGAGGTATACGCCACGCCAGCTATCGTAAGCCAGGGCATCCCTGAACTCTGACATTTTGGTCACCTTAATGCGGTCTGCGTCAGAGGAAAGCTGAGAGGAAACAGCCATTGTTGATTTTGCTGGCTCAGGGCCACGATCACAGGCCGTAAGCATGAATACTGCTACCAGTAATGCCACTCTCATTTTTGGCTCCACTCGCAGACTTCACGCTCAATCTCGCGCCGGGTGATCAGCCCCTTCCACTGCTTGCCGCCAGCATAAGTCCAGCGCTGCAGTTCTTTGCATGCCCCAGGCAAGTCTCCGCCGTTCAACTTCTTCAGCAGCGTGGAACTGGCGAAAGCACCAGAACCAACGTTATAGGTGAAGGAGTAAAGCGCGGCGCGAGTTGGCTCAGGGATGCGAACCTTGATCAGCGGGTCGATGGCGTTTGCCACCTTTCGCAGATCTGCCTTTAGCAAGTTGTCGCACTCTTTATCGGTGTAGCGGTGACCGCGGCGAATGTCGGCACCAGTGTGCCCATCGCAAACGGTCCAGACACCGACCACATCCTGATAGGCGTAATAGCGCCGCCCTTCCAGCCCATCCGCATTGCCCAGCATTACTGCTGCAATGGTGATTGCTCCGGATCCGCCAACAATGGCACCCACCAGCTTATTCCTGAGTGTCGGGTTCATCTCGGCTCCTGCTGCGGCGGTTGTCTTCGCGGATCTTGAAATAGAGATTCGTCAGATACGTCAGTACGGCAATGATGATACCCACCAGCACGCCGATAGCGTTCCACTGCTCGGGGCTGTAGGCATTCAACATGCCGTTTAGGATGCTCCCGGCTGAAGCGCCATAGGCAGCACCAGTGGTTATTTTTTCCATGCGATACATGCTCTCACCTCGCGTAGTTAGCGGGTGCTGTGTGGTAGTTGGGAAAAGGCCGTCAGACACGATAGCTACGTGGCATCTGGAAATGATTGTCTGCGGCCTAAATAAAAAACCCGGCGACAGGCCGGGAAGATGAGGGTAAGGCAATGTCGGCTCTCTGGCCGAAGGGTCCCAGGTAGTGGGTTCTGTGTGCGGCGTACCGCAAATAAAAAAGCCCAAGGCGTTAACCTCGGGCTCTGTCATTCTTTCTGATGCCGGACTTTCCCGGCGGTCATCGGTTTGCAGTTCTCACGATACTGCCGCCCTCAAAGAGGTCTGGCCTACGATGGCTCCTTTGGCGCACCCAACCCGAAACGCTCGCCTCAAGGCATACCTTTGGGCAAAATTCTCGGATGTAAAATAAAGCCCCGCACGATGGCGAGGCTGTTAATTCTTTGTCGACCTACGAAGCTATGGCGACGATATCAGATTTACATGAAATATATGCGTTTCAGTTCGGTTTTGCAAGACTTACATCTAAATTTGTCGCCTTTTGTTGTGAACGTGATCGCGTTACGGAGATAAGCGCACCGCTATCGAGTCGCTTAAAGCTGTTACGCATAGCCAGCCAGTGAGGCAGATACGTTTCTGTCCAGGTGGATTTAGCCACGCCGGCCAGTTCCGCCAGCGCCTGATATTCGTACGTCTCACGCCCTGCCAGTTCTGCTTTCACGTCCTGCGCCGCCAGCCAGATAAGCTTCTTCAGACGCTCCATCGTCTTGCCGGCCACCTTCTTCGCGCCGAGTTGCTCCCGGAACTCTGCCCACGCCCACTGGGTGATCGCCACCTGGTACTCGAAGCGGACATTCTCACTGTAGTTCCACAGCAGCCAGGCTTTCTGTTGCTCTTCCAGCGACAGGACAGCGCGCCGCCATGACGCGGTCCCGTACTCTACCGGGCTGACCAGCGCGATGGATGAGCCTTTGGCGCGGGACTGGCTGCCGCTCATCGCCGGGCCGTCCGGGTTGACCATGCGCTGCTTATCCTTGTCGAATACCTTTTTCCGCCCCCGACTGCGCGCCGTCGCGGTGAATTGCGCATTCTCGGCGAAAGCTACCAGTTGCCCTTTCGTCGCCCCGCTCAGATCTGCGGTCGCCACAATGAGCTGCTGACGTACGTATTCCAGTTGCTGACTGTTCATGCGGCTTCCTTATGTGGCTGGTTGGTTTTGGTCTGGCCGTGCTTTGCTACTGGCGGCATGCTGGCGCGCTTAACGCTTTCTGCCTGGTACCGGAGGAAGTCGGTATAGTTCATGCTGCCTCCCGCTTTTTCAGTGCTTTGAGCTTTGCGCGGTACTCATCGCGGATCCGGATGAAGTCTTCCCGGCGGTAGTTGGTCATTTCGTGGGGGCCGTTGAGCCAGTCGACGTATTCCTGGCCGTAACGAGCGACCAGGCCAGCTTCGTATTGCTGCGCGACAGTCGCCTCTTTGGCGGTGTATTTGCCAGCTCCGGCATTACACGATTTGCATTGCTTATGGGCGTTACGCTCTTCAAAGCGCAGTTCAGGGTTAGCGCCGACTGTTTTGAAGTGGCCGCAGTCCCACTGGCCGCCGTGCAGATCGGGGGGATTTGTCTCACTGCAGCTGATGCATGGCAAATCAGCATCACGCGCACGGATGTAGGCGTTGAAAGCCTGCTGAGCCTGCACCTTGTAGTAACCGGCAGGCCGCAGCTCTGCCAGTCGTTGCTTGCGGCGCTTGCGCCCGGCCTTTTCGGCCTCCTTCTGCTCCTTGATGCGCTTGGCTGCCTCTTTTACCTTCTGCTTAGCTCGCAGCTCCAGTGCGTAAATGGCGCCATGTTCAGGACAGCACCACCAGACGTTGTCGAAGGTGGCGGTGAACTTCTCTTTGCAGACCTTGCAGGTGCGACGGGTTGGTTTACGCATGGTTCCTCCGTGCAGCGAGACGCAGCCATTTCTGATCCACCAGCCGGGCGGTGTAGTCTTTCAGTGTCGGGGTGTCGGACGGTTTAACCTCTGGCTTGCGCTTACGGCGCGCCGGAACGCGAAAGATTTCGTTGGTGATGACGCGGGAAATTGGAGTAGACATCAGGCCTCCTGCTTATCGCGCAGCTGCTGGTATTCGCAGCTCTGCGGAATGGTCAGGTGGCAGCCGATATTCATTGCCCAGGCTTCGACTTTGCACAGGAAGATGTACATCTCGCCGGTTTCCAGCTCTGACGTATGGCGGAGGGATTGGACCGTGGTTACTTCGCCGGACACGACGTCTACCCGGTCTTTGCTTTCGTAGCCGAGATAGGTGTGCTTCATCGCGTCTTTGACCCACTCAGGCGTAGCGAAGGCCTTACCGCGGGCGATGAGGTACTCGCTGATTTCCGTGTACCACATGTGGCTGAGCGCGTTCTGAGACAGGCTGCGCTTCTCGCGCCACGGCTTAACCTGCAGGCGGAAGCATTGTCCGGCATCGAGCAATGGCTGAATCTGCTGGCCGATGGCCGCGAAGTTACCGCGATGGAGTTTGATGCCGTCTACTGGCAGAGTCATACGGCCTCCTTAACGGAAACCGCAGAATGCAGAAAATCGCAGGTGCATTTCTGCATCTGTGACAAGGTGAGGAGTTCAGATTGTGGTCGCATTTAAGTCCCCTTAAATGCGCAGAAGTCACCGGAGTTGTTCAGGCTCCGATGACATGATTATGGCTGGTTGATTCCAGAAAATCAAAGAATGATTATTAGTGGCGATACTCTAACTTATGATATCCGCAAGCTACTTCAATGAAGCGACGAGTCACCTTTTGCGTCATCCATGTTTTTTCAGTCAGGTGCCACACCCAGTGCAAAATTTGCTGATGTGTTGAACATGAATTAAGCGGGATGTTGTACTCATACGCAACATTGATAACAATGTGCCCTTCAATAATCTGCACCTGTTCCGATAATGTTTTTTCTTCTTCAATGATGCTGTTTACTGTTTCTTCGCCAAGGCTGTGCTTAGTCATATACCCTCACAAATTTGAAATGGAAGTTAAAGTGCTGGCATGTCTTTATTGTAACATGCCAGTAGTCTGGATTATAAATCAGTGAGATGAGAATTAGACTGCTGATATCACGCAATTTAATAACTTAGTCTATCGAATTGCCACCTCCTGAGGTGCTGACAACGTGCACTCGCATTCAACAGTGCCAAGCATTTGCGGGCAGTGATAACTTCCACGACCTCCACATTTTGGGCATTTGGTTGACGTTTCCGCGTTTTCCCGAAAAATGTTGGTTGACGAATTCAAAATTTCCCGACAATGCGGAGAATTACCTGCCTCATACGCAACGCGCAACCAGTGGAAAAACACCTCCGTCATCACGCATCCACATTCGACGTCAATTGTGCCTGTCTGCTGCGAAAGCCACTGCTCGAATGGCAACTTGTAAGCCGTCGTTACAGGTTTGGCACCCTGAAGCATAGCGGCGCGGCAAGCGTCCTCTACGCGCTTAACGGCATCAAAGCAGTAGTTGTAGCGGTTGCAGTCAACCAGGGTTTGTTTCAGAGATTCTATTGCGCTGGCGACTTCATCCGGCACAGATACCGGCGCTGGCGGGGCGGTGTCGCAGCCGACATAAAGCTCATGGAGATTTTCAGCCAGTACCTTCTCAAATTCGCCGCCCAGTGATACTTGAGACGAGACAAAGTTGCTTAATTTATCCTCCGCTTCGAGCGTTGACAGCGCTAGCTTCATCGCTGCCAACGCCATAGCCGCGTCTTCGTTTACTGCGCCGGGCACAGCATCGCGCTCTTCTTCAAGCTCCGTGATGGTCTTCAGGAGCCATTCTTTGGTTAATGTCATGGGTTGCTCCATTCATCTTCAATCGCTACGCCAAGGCGATGCAGCCAGTCAGCCAGTTTCAACATTGATTCCCTGTCGCTTAGTCCGCTTGGAAAATCGTCCAATGCGACAGAGGGTTTGAATGCGCCATAACGGTCTCGCTCAACGGTAATGTATTGCTCCAGGGTTGTACCGCTAACGCTGGATGAATGCCTGACGAGATACTTTGAAAGTCGCTCCCGCTCCTTCGGTTCATATTTGTACTCAACAAGCGTCATGCTGCAGCGCCGTGAATCTATGCCTAGTAAGTCGAGCAAGTTAGCCATGCTCACTCTCCTTTACCGGCTGCGGCGGCAGATTCTTCGTATGCGCGTTTGGAGGCATTCAGAATTGCAGCCAGCGGCGTGTAAGCGCCTCCACCTGCGATTGTGTTGTGAATGCCAGCAATTGCCTCGCGAAGATTGCCGTGACTCACCTCCAGCTCAGCAATCCGCTTCTCAGCTGTATCAGCTCGTGTACGGTGCTTTTCAATTGCCAAACACGCCTGGTCATAAGCCCATTGTGTTGGCGTGCGGTTTTCATAGCGGTCATTTGCTGATTGGATTTCAAATTTAAGCTCAGAGATGCGCTTATCTTTGGCTTCCACCTCATCTAGCAGCGCCAGCATGCGCTTAGCCAGCCTGCATTTCTCTTCGTCACCGTATGGGTTGTCCGCTATTTCTTTGAGGCGGCCAGTGCTTATATCGCCGCCGTCAGCGCGGAACGGCCGTTTGTCGATGTTGCTCATTGGGTTGCTCCTTCTGCTTTCTTTTCGTCAACGCGCCATGCGGTAGCCAGTGCGCTCGTCACTTGCACAAACGAATGCTTAACTTTCACCGAGAAAGTTTCACCTGTGGCCAATACCGTTTCGATGGTGGTCAGCTCGCCACCGCTTTCGAAATCAGGGTAGAACTGCGTTACCAGGTTACTTTCAACAATCACCGATCCGTTCGGTGTGTGCATTTTCAGTCTCATGGCTGCACTCCTTTGCGAATCTGGGCTGCGAATCGTGGAGCCTGAGCGCCTCTCACAATTTCTATTGCGCGGGTAAATCCATCTTCGTAGCATTTCTCATCCCGCACGGCATATGGGCTACCTAGAGTTTGAGCAAACAGCTCTACTGCTCTCGCGCCAGCTTCGTTTCGCACTTCAGCCAGGAAAGCGTCAGTCGCCGGGGTTTCCATAGCGGCCTTAAGCACATCTACGTACCATTCGACATAGCGGTAATCCAGCATGCCATCTGCCTGCTCAACCCACATATCGTCAGCAGTGGAGAACTCAGCAGCATCCTTCAGCCCCGCATTCTCCGCAGCCAGCGCCGTGCATCTGGCTTCAAGCTCCGCATTGCGCTTTTCTGCTTCTTCCACTTTTTCCGCAACTTGTCTCAGGCAATACTGGAGAGCAGCTACTCGCGGCGAGTTCTCTTCCATCTGCTGCATTAATTCAGTAATTTTTTCTACTGCGCTTACGTTTGTCATACCCCTACCCTCCCCCAAACCATCAGTACTCGCTTCATCGCCGGACTGTTCCGGCACTCCTGGCAGATCACATTCACCGACTCAGCACGGCGGCCGGCTTTCTTTTTCGGCTTCGCGAGCGAATAAACGCGATGCCCTTTTGGCCCTTCAAACTTCAGCTCGCCCGCGTTAACCATCACCGAAATAACGCTGGATATGCTTCGATAGGTTGCACCCATGGCCTCAGCGATTTGGGAGGCTCCCAGCTTACTGCCATCACTCAATACCGACATGATGCGCGCCGGGTAGCTCTTCTCGCTTTGTCGGCGGGCCTCTACGCTCCGGTAACCGCCTTTGATTGCCCGGTCCTTCAGGTAATTTGCTCCAGCGCCTTTAAGCCATTCCTGATAAGACGCTTTACTGGTGAAGTAACCGAAGCCCGCCATGCTGAAAATCATTTCCAGTCCACGCAGTGTTGCGATTTCCCGATCTAACCCCTTACCACTAATGCCAATCACCACGATGAGGTCAGCGCGCTTAACAGGCTGGTTAGCGGCCACGTAATCAACGATGCGTTGTTTTAAGCTGTCCATCATGCTGCCCCCTTAGAGCGGTATGAATCCCATGTGAATGACAGCGTGCAACCACCTCCGTCGCTCATGCGGTCAAGAACGCGCTCGCCGATGAATGCAGCCAACTCTTCTTTGGTCTGGTTGCTGATCAGGATGGTCGGCTTCATCCGCTCGTACCGGGTGTTGATGATTTCGAACATGATCAGCTTCTCAGCGTCGCTTCCGAACTGCACACCAACCTCGTCGATAATCAGTAGGTCGGGCTTCGTGAAGTAACGGATCACTTCGTCTTCAGTACGACTTGACCCCTTCGACCATGTCGACTTGTACTCACGGGCAATTTTCAGCGCGGTGGTGAACACAGCTGAGCTTTGGTGCTCGGTGATCGCATGCCGAGCGATAGCCAACGCGAGGTGGTTCTTACCGGTTCCTGGCTTGCCACACATCACCAGTCCGCCACCCTTCTGCAAACGCTCAGGCCAGCGGTTGGCGTATGCCTGGCAGACCTTCAGGGCGCGTTTCGCCTCTTCGTTCACCGGCTCATAATTCTCCAGTGAACAGGATTCGAACCTGGCCGGAATGCTCAGGCCATCCAGCAGGCGCTCGATGTTTCTTTTGCGGGCTGCTTCGTTGATGCTAATTCTTTCCGCCTGCAAGCGGCCCAGCTCCTCTTTTAGGCATTCAGGGCAGGAGCTTGGGCGTGGGGGAATCTTCACGACAGAGTTTAAGAAATGCCTGGTCCTGCAATCAAAGGGGCCATGCGTTTCGCAGTTCTCGGTGCTGATAGTTAGCTCGATATCTTCATGCTGAACTGGCGGCTGGCTCAGCTCAGTAATGCGTTTCTCAAGTTGATTGATTTTTTCATCCAGCGTCATGATCAGTCCCTCGCCCATGCAGGAATTTCAGTCTGGCCGTAGTCTTTGCCAGCAAAGTTCTCAGGTACGCGAGACTGCGCGCGAGGCGGCTGCTTGGCGGTCTTTGGCTCAAACAAACCCTGCCAGCCATTCGCGATACTCTGGTTGATGATTTCTTCTGGCTGATATCCACTGCATTTGCAACGTTCAAGCAGGTTGATGGCCTGGGTAACCGTCTGCTGAGACTTGATCGGTTTCTTCAGGTCACGACGATAATCGACCCAGGACTTCCAGACTGAAACTGACAGCCATTCAGGAAGCTCAACACCAGCCGGATCGAACGATGCCGGTTTGGGGGATTTAGGGGGGTTATTAATATTGTCTTTATTGTCTTTTGTAATAGTGTCTTTTGTGTGTCCCCATTGTGGTGACAGGGCTGTCACTTTTTTGGTGACACTTTTTGTCACTACCATAGGGACATTGTCACTATTATGGTGACAGTCACTACCGTGGTGACATTTTGGCGCAGGTTTAGTACCAGGAATCACCCACTCGCTCAGGTTTTTATTGGGACCGATCAGCATGCCGTCGGACACCAAAACATTCATCGCAATGAGTTCGTTTTTGGCAGTGTTAACTTTCTGGCGAGGCAGTCTGGTCAGCTCAGAAAGTTGTGAGTCTGCAATGCGGTCCATCTTCTTGTTGAACCCATAGGTTTTGCGGCAAACAGCATGAGCTACCTTGGCCTGATTTTTGGTCAGGTTTGCGCCGATAAGCTCCTCATACAACTCGTTTGCCAGACGGGTGTACCCATCGTCTGTATCGGCCACGCGTTGCTCCTGTATTCCCGAAACTACAGCGGGAAAGTTGAGAATTTCTGCGGTGTTTGACATACTTACTCCCGTTACTTGGCGTAACACAGTGTGATAAGGGCCTTTGAAGTTACCGCCTCAAGGGCTTTTTCTTTTCTGGTGCCTCTCACATAACCCCCAGCATCGACGTGACCATCGTCATCAACGGCCCTACCTGCTCCGGCATGAGGCGGAACAGCGACGCTATACCCTCACTTACCTCTTTCAGCTTCTGATGCTCTGGAGCGTCCAGCAGCACGGCCTGCTTAGCTTCTGCGAGTTCTTTCTCGGCTTCAGCCAGGCGAGACATTTTGCAATCGGCACCGATCAGGCGAGTGCGATACTCAACCGGCAGGACAGCCAAGATTGCCGGCGTCAGCTGGCGAACGTTCTCGCGGTACTGTTCGGAGTCGAAACGGTTATCCAGGAAGCGGAACAGCTTCTGGCGCGCCCGGCTGATGTCTTTCGGAAAGCTGATGGCGGTCCCGCCCTGCTCCCGGTATTCGTTGATGATCAGCGCCGAAACGACGTCCTGATTGTCCAGCGCCGACGCCCATGCCCGGACCGCATCGCGGATCTTTTCGTGGTCTGGCGCCGCTTTAGCTTGAGCGCGGTTTATCATCGCTCCCGGGTGTATTCCGGTATTGTGTTGATACGCAAGTGAATGCATTTGCTATTCCTGATGTTCCTGCTTCTTACTGTGAGGAAATTCTCGGTACTCGACCGCCTTAACCTCGCCAGTAGGAAGCTTGTTGATGAAAATCTGACGGCCGACCCTGATCGCTTTGCTAATAGCCGTTTGGTGGACACCAATGGCATCAGCTGCTTTTACCTGACCAACCTCGTCGACATATTCAGCGAGTGAAATTTTCATTTTTAACGTGACTCCTTACCGTTGATACAAAAACAATACCATAAGTATTAAAACATGCAATACCGGCGGTATTTTTAAATTAATAGCTCAGGTATTACTATCTGAAAATGGAAAAGAAAAAAGACATCACACCGACTCAGGCTGAGGACGCAAAGCGCCTTAAAGCCATCTATGAGGCGAAGAAGAAAGTACTCGGAGTTACCCAGCAGTCGATTGCTGACGAACTGGATATTACTCAGGGAGCGGTAGGCCATTACCTTAACGGGAGGAATCCCCTTAACCTTCCTGTAGCTTCAGTTTTTGCTCGCCTTCTGAAAGTTAGCGTTGAGGAATTCAGTCCGACTCTGGCAAAAGAGCTTTCAGAAATGGGGCTAAACAGCGTTAATGAGCCATCAGTTCCGTATGTAATCGGATATACACCAGGTAAACGTTACCCGGTTATTAGCAGCGTACAGGCCGGATCATGGTGTGAGGCAATGGAGCCATACTCGATTAAGGATGTTGATCAGTGGCTGGAATCAGATGCTCACATTCAGGGAGATGCATTCTGGTTGCGTGTTGAAGGGGATTCAATGACTGCGCCCGCTGGCTTAAGCATACCAGAAGGCACGTTTGTTCTTTTCGATACCGGACGAGAACCAATCAATGGCAGCCTCGTTATCGCTAAATTATCTGATTCAAACGAAGCTACATTTAAGAAACTGATCATTGATGGAGGCCAAAAATATCTTAAGGGCCTTAACCCGCAGTGGCCTCTCGTTCCCATCAATGGTAATTGCAGAATTATCGGTGTTGCTATTGAGACGAAACTAAAGCTCGTTTGATAAGTTTGCAAACAGGGGCGTTTGCGCCCTCTATTTGCACTGACCGGCGACCCTGCCCACCATTGCTTTCGTTGAATCCATCCCTCCAAAACCAGATAGCGTTTTGCTCATCAACACCACGCCATCAGGCTGTACAACCCAAGTCTCCATGGCGTGCTTTCCAGGTTCAGTGGTAAGCCCTACGACTACATTTTCACTCATAGCTCGATATACCATCCCTCCGCCATCAAGACCGTCATAAAGTACTGTCGCATTATCGCCATCAATAACGATTGTGAACGTTCCAGAAAACGCGTCGTCGATCCGAGAATACCCTTCCCTCTCACTGTAGCTTGACCCTTTAAGATCTTTCACAGTCCAGCACGATGCGTTAGCAACCATTGGTAAAGCTAACACCGCAGCTACAAGTAACCTCATTTTCCCTCTCCAATAAAGTTCGAAACCCCATCAATACTAGCCGCTCTGCTCGTTTACAAAAAATATTTCTTCCTAGTTTTCATCAACATAATCCCGTCACACCAATTATTAATACCGCTAGTATTGATTTATATTAATACCGCTAGTATTGTTTACACATCGAAACGAAACATCGACAGCTGAGCGAAGTTAGCCAGCGGCGGACAGCAAGTCGCCTGCTTTTTAACAACATGCAGATTTACAGCGTCAATGACCTGTTAAGACCCCCACACGAAAACGTGCTGTATCACCGGGTGCGATCCGGTCGGTGAGAGAGTATCCCCGCGCGAGAGCGAGAACGGCGTGAGAACGGGCAACACTGGCAGGTAATTGGCGCTGACCAATACAGGGAATGTTTTGGGGTGTGGTGGCGGTGTCCTCAAGCGAGGTGCAACGCTAGCAGAGCGATAAGACCTGAGAACCAGCTGGGCCAGTTGTGAAAAGGCCAATACGACAATAGGGCGTTCAGGAAATAAGTGAGAGTGGCGACTCAGTGCCGCAACCACACCACCAAAGCATTTCTCCCGCATCAGCGGGTAACGACAGAGGGTAGTGCAATGATCATTACAGTTCGCGTCACTGAAAACCCCCACAACATTGGCAACGGATTCTGGGAGGTTGGAAGCGTATTCGAAGTGGTTAGTGAGACGCCATGCTATTACATCCTGAGTAACAACCACCGTGTGAACAAAGTTCATCTGTCAATAGCTGGCACGGCATGCAATGGGCATAGCGTAAAAGTAGAAATTTTGAATCAGGTCGCTTAGGCGGCCTTTTTCATACCTCAGTCGCTTCACCGAGGCGGCTTAGTTATGACAACCGGCGGCCATCCACCGCCCATTGAAACACTGAATAAATGCGTTGAAGTCTTGTATTAACCGTTCCGTTCGCCGCGATAAGGCCAAGAGGATTTATGAACAAAGAAATGTTGCTGCAAATTATCAACGATGCCCAGCTAAGGGCAGACAGTAAATCCCTCCCGCTTGAGGTGCGCATTCGCTCAAAAGTAACTGTCAACGATTGTATCGTGAGAGCAGACAAAGAAGGCTGGCCGCTTGTTTATAAGGGTAAAGGCCGCTGGGCTATGGGAAGTGCATCATGACAGCCACCCACAACGGCAAACAGTACTCCGTAAAGCGCTGCGCCCTGAACAATAACGAATGGCGGCTAACGTCGCTCACCAATCCGCGCGAACAGGTCACACTGAACCGCTGGCAGATGCACGTTGCTGGTTTACTGGCTCAGGTGGAGGGTAAAAAATGATGTCTCACTACGGCACGACCCCACTCATTCGCCAGTGCGTCACGCCCGGCATGATGGCAATGCATGAAGGCCGAACCTATCGCGTCTCAGCAGTCATTCAGGAGCGCAAATGGGTCTACCTGCACACCGACGCAGAAATCATACGCCTCAGTGACTGCGTGATTGACGTCCTTCTGGACGGTCACGGCAACCCTATCGTTCACTGAGGATGCAGATATGGAAATAAAAACTCCAGCTAACCCAAGCAAAAAGGCGATGGCCAGGGTAAAGAATCCTCTTCCCGCGCCAACCAGTTGCCACCTGTGCTCTGGTTCAGTGCGGATCGGCACTCATGGAGAAGTCTATGGGCGCGACTTCAGTGACTGGCCGTATGTATATCTTTGCGAATGCTGCGGAGCATACGTCGGACTTCATCCTTTCACTGCGATCCCGCTTGGGACTCTGGCAGACAAGCCAACCCGTGATGCTAGGAAGAACTGCAAGTCGCCATTTGAACGTATCTGGAAGTCGGGCGCCATGACTCGCACTGAAGCTTACCAATGGCTGGCTGAAAAGATGGGCATACCTGTTTATGAATGCCACTTCGGCTGGTTCACCGTAGAGCAGTGCCAGGCTGCAATACGTCACTGTAACGACTGGCTAAACCGCTAACCACCCTATTCAACCGATCGGCCTGGCATTACGCGGGCGGGATCTGCACATCTAAATTTCAGGAGAAGCCATGAGCGAAGTAACGGACTTAACTGTCATCGAAATCAAGCCGGAGCAGGCACCAGTGCTTTACGTATCGGGCGGCCTTGATGCTTACCTCGAACAGATCCGCCAGGCAGTAAACGAAGTGCCGGACCTGTCCACGAAGAAGGGCCGTGACCGTGTCGCCTCTCTGGCGGCGCAGGTGTCTCGCAGCAAGACGGCAATCGAAAAGCCGGGCCGTGAATATCTGAAGCGCCTTAAAGAGGCTGTTCGTCCTGCTGAGGCCGAAATTAAGCGGTTCGTTGATGCCTGTGACGAGCTACGTGATGCCACCCGCCGCCCACTCACCGAATGGGAAGCCGAGCAGGAACGCATCAAGGCTGAAGAAGCCATGACCGCGCTGCACACCGAAGCGCTGGTGATGAACGAAGAGTTCGACCGCCAGCGTGTCGCGCAGATCGAAGCAGACCACGAAATGGCTCTGCTGATGAATGACAAGTTTGACCGCGACCGCGAAGAGCTGCGCCGCCAGGCGGAACAGGCTCAGCGTGAACGTGACGAACGGCTGAAGCAGGAAGCGGCAGAGCAAGCCCGCCGCGATGCCGAAGCGAAGCACAAAGCTGAGATTGAAGCCGCAGCACGCCGTGAAGCTGAAGAGAAAGCCCGTGCTGAACTTGCCGAGCGCCAGCGCATTGAAGCGGAACAGCGTGCGGCACGCGAAAAGCAGGAAGCGGAAGCTCGGGCGGAACGTGAAAAGGCCGCGGCGGTTGAAGCTGAACGCCTCAAAGCAAAACAGGCAGAAGAGAAGCGCCTGGCTGAAGAGAAGCGCATCGCCGACGAACAGGCTAAGCGCGAAGCTGATGTGAAGCACCGCAAGACGGTCGGCACCAACATCGTTAACGCGCTCACCAGCAATACCAGCTTAACCCGTGAACAGGCTATCGAAGTGCTTACCGCTCTGAAAGACGACCTGATCCCCTGCGCGAAAATCCATTACTGAGGTGAATTATGAATATCACATGCGAGTGCGTAGACATGCGCACATCTGTTGGCCCCCATAACACCATCAAAGTTGAGATGGAAGGCGTTGTGCTGGCCGGCACCGTTAAAACCCGTGACGTACTCCCCCAGCTCGACGGCGCAGAAGTCATCGAGTGGCTGGCTGAACAGGGTTACGTCATCACTCATCAGGAGCGTGCAGCATGACAGCAGCAGAACGGTGGGATGAAGAGTCGTTCCTTCGCCTTATGCGCGACGTGCTGCCGGAAAATCCGGAGGGTGATGATGAGCCGGTTAACCTGGCCGCCGAAAGGCAGAACCCGCTCATTAGTTGGGATGAATTTGCGGGGAACTACACATGACAGAAAAAAAAGTATACGCAGCTATTAGCGGCGTCGCTTCAGCCCTTGCTGAGAAGGGTATCAGCAAAGAGAGGAAGCAAGGGAGTCAGGTAAATTATGCATTTCGTGGAATCGACGACATTTACAACGCATTGGCCCCGGAACTGGTAAAGAACAAGCTCCTGATACTACCCCGCTACACCGAGCGCACCAGCGTCGAGCGAACCAGCAAAAATGGCGGTGCGCTGTTCTACATCACGGTTCGTGGTGACTTCGATTTCGTCAGCACCGAGGACGGCAGCGTCCACACTGTCACCACTTATGGTGAAGCGATGGATAGCGGCGACAAGGCCACAAACAAGGCCATGTCGATAGCCTACAAATACGCGGCGTTTCAGGCGTTCTGCATACCAACTGAAGAAACAGCGATCGACCCTGATGCTGAAACTCATCAGGTGCAACCGGCAGATGCCGATCAAATTCTCGCTGAATTTACTCAGTACGCCAGTACTGAAAACGACAGCAAAAAATTGCAGGCGCAATACGCTACGACCTGGTCACGGCTGAATGGTTTTGCGGAGCACCAGGCCAAATGCAAAGACGTCACCGGCATTCGACTAAAAGAACTTAAACAGGCGGTTTAAATGGCAATTAACACGATCACAGTTTCAGGAAATGTCGGCATAGATGCGGTTCTGCGCGTCACGCCAAACGGGAAGCACATCGCCTCGTTTTCACTCCCGGCAAAATCTGGGTTTGGCGAGAATGAGAAGACATCATGGCTGAATTGCAAGATGTTCGGGGCCATGGCCGAGAAGCTATCTGGCGCGATTGTTAAGGGAGCAAAGGTTGCTGTTACTGGCGAGTTTGTAATTGAGGAGTGGACTAAGCAGGACGGTTCGCAGGTGCAGACACCGACAATCCTGGTACGGGATATCGATCTCCCGCCACGCGGAACGCCAGGCAATGATAATCCCCGCCAACAGGCATCATCGCATCCACAACGTCAGCCGCAACAACGCTCATCGACACCACAACATCAACCAAGCGAACCGCCAATGGACTTCGACGACGACATACCCTTTTGAAGCATCTCCCGGTCAGGAGGAACCAATGAACAAATTTACCCCCGAGTATCGAAAATATCTTCTCCGGCCAATCCCTGACCGGAAACTTACCCCGCAAGAACGCGCCGATCGCAAAGAGCTTTACCAGATCATCCGTGAGGAGCGTGAGAACGATACATCACCGGCAAAGCCATCGACTTACAGGCCATGTGATCCATATTTGAATGACAACCGCAAAGGTCTTGGCGGTGCTTCAAGGAGTGACTAATGACTCACGCTCACGACGACATCAGGGTTGGCACACTGTGCCTTCCCTTCATTGGTAACGGCTGGCTAATGCCATGGGGAGAATTGGTCAGCAATCCATTAAAGGCGCAGCGGCTCGCTGAGGAATATCGGGAAAGGCAGGAGGCTGCATGACCTATCAACTTCACGTCGGGCGCTGTGAATACGTCCTGAAAACGCTCCCGGATAACTCCGTTGACGCCATCGTGACGGATCCTCCGTACGGGCTGAGCTTCATGAACCACAAGTGGGATTACGACGTTCCCACCGTTGAGCAGTGGCAAGAATGCCTGCGCGTCCTTAAGCCAGGCGGACACCTGCTGGCGTTTGGCGGTTCACGAACCTATCACCGCCTTGTGGTTAATGCAGAGGATGCAGGTTTCGAAATCCGCGACCAAATCCTCTGGATTTACGGCAGCGGCTTCCCCAAGTCGCATAACCTCGATGGTGATTTTGATGGCTGGGGTACCGCATTGAAACCAGCCCATGAGCCAATCGTTATGGCGCGCAAACCTTTCAAAAAAACGGTGTCGGCGAACATGGCTGAGCATGGTACCGGTGCAATCAATATTGATGCCTGCCGCATCCCTACCGACGATGCGCTAAATGGCGGCTCTGGCAGCCTGCTTTCACACCAGCGCGACGGTACCGAACCTATTGCTGATTACGAGCAGGCACCAGAGGGGCGCTGGCCGGCAAACATCATTCACGACGGAAGTGATGTTGTCGTGTCAGCGTTCCCGGATGCGAAAGGCCAGCAAGGAGCGCTTACCGGCAATGAGCCAAGCTCGAAAATGGGTGCGGCGAATTGCTATGGGCAAATGGACCGGCGGCACGAATCAACTCCACGCATTGATGGCAGCAAGAGCGCCGCCCGCTTTTTCTACTGCGCCAAGGTAAAACCGAAAGAGCGCGACGAAGGCCTCGAGAGGTTCATTGCGACGTCAGCCAGCGACATGACCGGCGGCCGCAAAGTAGGAAGCGTCGGCCTTAACGATCCGCGCGCCGGTGCCGGGCGTACTAATGGCGCGAAGAACAATCACCCCACCGTTAAGCCGATCGCCCTGATGAGCTATCTCTGCAGGCTGATTACTCCGCCTGGCGGTACCGTGCTTGATCCGTGGATGGGAAGCGGGAGCACTGGCCGGGCGGCTATCGAGGAAGGTTTCAACTTCATCGGCATCGACCTGAACCCGGATTACGTGACCATTGCTTCTGCGCGAATTGCTCACTCCTTCAAAAAGACGATGGAGGCCGCATGACGCCAGAAACAGACAACGCAATTCGCGCCGCCTGCCGCCGCTGCACCGAGGAAATCCAGCAGGCCATGCGCAAGAAGCCAAAGCCTAACTGGAACGAAACAGTGCCTCCCATCATCAACAAGCATCACAAGAAAATTGAAGCTCTGGGAGTTAGCCTCCTAGAGTTCGTCGTATACACAGGCAGGCTTAATCGCCGCTTCGGAGTTGAATCGTGAAGGTTGAAAAAAGCGCTGTTCTGGCGTTTACCATTTCAGATGTTGAACGCCTCGACCCGGTCAGGGTGATGATTGAAAACTATGAGCCTAGTAAGGGGCGCATCACCATCACCTGCTTCGGTAAGGCGTGGACCGGAGCCTGGTTTGCTATGGGCGGTGACACTGTTCAGGACTTCATTAAGCGCGTCAGCAATGAGTACCTTATCGGCTATTTCGACCCGCAGCTGCAAAGCACAGTGGATGATGACAATGACGCCAACCTCGTTTTCGTTAAGGGTGAGATTATCAGGCTGCGTCGCCAGCATGAAATTGACGGCAATGAAGCCCGCTCAATGTGGGATGAGGCTGAAGATGCTGAAGATGTGAAGGCGAGCTGCTGCAACTATCTCGTCGGCGACAAGCTGCTTAACCTGCTGGGTGATGATCCATGGTACGCAAAATGGCCGTCTGTTCCGAACCATCATTATCAGTACCTCGAACGCATCATCGACGCGGTGCGCGGCGGGCTCGCAGAGCTGGAGCGTGCGGCATGAACAGAGCCTTGCCCGTTGATTTGAGAAAAAGCATCGAAATCGCCAACCACCTTGCGCACATAGGGATTCGCTTTGTGCCGATCCCGGTGGCAACCGAGGAAGAATTCCAGGCGCTTTCCGCCGAGTTATCGCGACGGCTTGAGCAGATGGCAGTCGAAGCCGAGAAGAATGAAGGCGGTACAGCATGACCAAATACGCGAAACTGGATAGCGAGGTGTTAAGCGCAATCGGTGCTCAGCCAACCTCTTTTTCGGAGCTATTTAGCCCTTCCGTCAGGCAGGAGTGTCTCGTCATTGCTGAAGCAGAAGGAAAGCACCCGATGGACGTCTTCCGCATCCTTGACCGCCGCCTCCAGTCACTCAGGAAGCTTGGCGTTATTCAGCACGTCAAAGGCAAGGGGTGGATTCAGCCATGACATCGCAAATCACCAGGTCGCTAAAGCGGCCTTTTTTATTGCTGGCGTTCACCATCAACCGCATTAATCGACTCTTCGAGGAATAACTATGGACGAAATGACACAGGAATTTAAAGACTGGTACGAAAAAGAAACTGGATGGTGTGTAGAAGATGCACCCTCAGATGATGTAACAGCGCTTATCTGGCTGGCATGGAAAGCCGGGAAAAAGGCTGGTGAAGACTTTAAGGAGTGAATCATGGACATCATCGATACCGCAGCAGAGATTGAAGAGCTTCAGCGTAACGCTGCCCTTTCCGCTCACCGGATCAACCGCAACGCCGTATCAGCTGAACGTTGTGAGGAATGCGGGGAAGACATCCCGGAGCCGCGGCGCGCTGCAGTTCCCGGCTGCCAAACATGCTCGGAATGCCAATCTGTTATCGAGCTGAAGAATAAGCAGAGGGGTATCTGATGCGTATAACCTTCAACATCCATTCGAAGGCAGATATCGAATCGGCCATATCCGCCCTTCGCCACTTCATCAGGGAGAAGAAGTCAGGTGATGGCACGAGTGATACCTGGGGGATTGGTATCACTGGCGGAACTTACTTTGCCGTGGGCGTTAAAACCAACGGCAACTACACAGTGAAACAGCAATGACGCAACTTATAGCCAGTTATGAGCTGGCTATTGGGTTCGAAAGCACTGCTCCGTTATCCCCCATTTTGCCCGGCCCCGCGCCGGGCTTCTTTTTGCCTGGAGACACCCATGAGCGAAATGACCTTAATCGTGCCCAACGACTGGGTAACCGAAGAAAAGCTCGTCGAGATTACCGGACTTCGCCCGGGCACCATCGAGCGGGCCCGCAAAAATTGCTGGATGATCGGGCGTGAATATCTGCATGTTTCGCCGGACGGCGTGCCGAAGAAAAACAGCGAATGCATGTACAACCGCAAGGCTGTAGACCAGTGGGTTGAGAGCCTGTCAAAGAAACAGCCGGGTGCGCGCCAATGAAGATCCGTTTATGCTTAGCGGGCTCTTGGACGTCAGGAGGGAATAATGGCTAAGTCAGCATACCCAACAGGCGTGGAGAACCATGGCGGAACACTCCGCATATGGTTCATCTATAAAGGCAGCCGGGTGCGTGAAAGCCTCGGCGTGCCGGATACACCAAAAAATAGAAAGGTCGCTGGCGAGCTGCGCGCGTCGGTGTGCTTTTCGATAAAGACCGGCAGCTTCAACTATGCCGCCCAGTTTCCTGACTCGCCGAACTTGAGAAGGTTTGGGATGGAGAGTAAGGAAATCACTGTGCTGGAATTGGCGAATAAGTGGCTGGAACTGAAACGCATGGAGATCAGCACCAACGCTATGTCACGCTATTCATCTATAGCGCGCAACATGGTTCCAAGGATCGGTGGGGACAGGCTGGTATCTGCAGTGACGCAGGAGGACCTACTGTTTATCAGGAAGGAATTGCTAACCGGTTATCACGTTCTGAAGACGGGGCAGAAAACACCGGTGAAAGGCCGATCAGTCAGAACGGTGAACAACTACATGAGAACCATGTCAGGTATGTTTAACTTTGCAGCTGATAGCGGGTATGTGAAAGCGAATCCGTTTAATGGCATTTCTCTGCTCAAACGGGCGCGCACTGAACCTGACCCGTTAACGCGAGAAGAGTTCATCCGGATGATTAACGCATGTACCCACCAGCAACTTAAAAATATGTGGTCGCTGGCAGTTTATACAGGAGTGCGTCACGGAGAACTGGTAGCTCTTGCCTGGGAAGACATTGACCTGAAAGCAGGCACGATGATCATCCGCCGGAACCACACTTTGACGAAGGAGTTCACCCTTCCGAAAACGGAAGCTGGAACGGACCGCATCATCAACCTCATTCAGCCAGCTATCGACGTGCTGAAGAGTCAGGCTGAAATGACGCGGCTTGGTAAGCAGCATCAGATTGAAGTTAAGCTCCGTGAGTATGGACGTTCCGTTGCGCATCCGTGCACGTTCGTATTCAACCCACAAATCGTTTCGCGTAATAGCCTTGCCGGGAATCATTACGCAGTAGGGTCGATTAATCAATCATGGGAGTCTGCAATGCGACGCGCCGGGATTCGCTATCGCAAAGCATATCAATCCCGACACACCTATGCATGCTGGTCGTTAGCTGCGGGCGCCAACCCTAACTTCATAGCGAAGCAAATGGGTCACACAGACGCGCAAATGGTTTACCGGGTGTACGGATCCTGGATGGCTGAAAACAACCAGGACCAGGTACTCATCCTGAATCAGAAATTAAGTGAGTTTGCCCCATCCATGCCCCATGCCACAGGTTCGGATGCTTATTAA